AAAAGCCTGACGTCACTCTGGTCCTGTACTGCCAATGAATTGGCAGTACGATGTTGCACGAGCACTGCGCTTGACGCAAAATACGTCGAGCGTCGGTTCGAACACGAGGGGCTATCGTTTCTAGCGATATCCCTGGCGGACTTTGGAAAAGCCATCCAAAAATGGCTGGACCAAGGTTTCGTCGTCCCTTCTGACGTTCCGTCTTTTAAGACGAATCGTCGTACTGGTCTCCCTGCATTTCTGCAAGGTTTCCTTGGACGTGTGTTCGACCAATATAGTGGCGTGCTGCTGGATGAACCTGACATCGAAGCAATCTTCGCTTTGCGTCAACTAACGTTGATGTTCAGCAAGATCGCCCTCCCGAGTGACTCCAGTCAAGGAGTCACTAGCAGGGTTGTAAGCCCTGCTCGCGAGAGGCGAGCGATGTCGGAATACATTCAGTGTGAGAACGAAGTCAAGGTATCGGACTCACTGCTTGATCCTCAGTATTTAGCTGATTTCAAGCGGATTGCCGATATGCTTTTCTCTGAAACCTTCGCCAAAGTAGATAGAGATATCTACTGGGGCAGGCTAAAGGGAAAGCACGGACCGGGCGCTGTCGCAGAAAGACTTTCCAGCAATGGAAAGTGGCTTCTGCGATCCTGGCCCGCTCGTCTTCAGCGGGTTTTTCCTGCTGAAGAGTTTCTCATTCCTAACCCTCACTATCGTGAGGAATTAGGTGAGGAGCTTGACTTCGTCGAACCCGGTTCCGAGATGCCCGTTAGGGTTATCACGGTCCCTAAGACGCTCAAGACACCGCGAGTGATCGCAATTGAACCTTCCGCTATGCAATTCGCACAGCAGTCGATTCTAGCGAGCATTCGTAGCGCGCTTAAGGAGGATGGTTTCCTCTCACGCGCCATCGGACTAGACGATCAAGTCCCTAATCAGGACATGGCTCGCCACGGCTCCCTCAGCGGGGAGCTGGCCACACTCGATTTGAGTGAGGCGTCTGATCGTGTCTCGAATCAGCATGTACGTGCACTTCTGGAAGACTACTCTCATTTGCATGAGGCAGTCCAAGCCAGTCGCTCACGAAAGGCTGATGTACCTGGCCACGGTACCATCCGTGTAGCCAAGTTCGCATCTATGGGTTCAGCTCTCTGCTTCCCATTTGAGGCAATGGTCTTTTTGACCCTTTGCCTTCTAGGGATTGAAAGAGAGCTCAGCACAACACTCACCCGTCAGGATCTTTCAGATCTGGACGGGAAGGTGCGTGTCTTTGGAGATGATATTATCGTCCCCAAAGATAATGTGCTGTCCGTTGTTGACGAACTGAGTACTTTTGGGTACAAAGTCAATGTCAGCAAGTCTTTCTGGACCGGGAGGTTCAGAGAGTCATGCGGTAAGGAGTACTATGATGGCCATGACGTTTCAATCGTCAAGGTCCGATCAGTGCTCCCTACACAACGGCAGGACGCGAACGCGGTAATTTCAGCTGTCGCCTTCCGAAATCTTGCCTATTGGCAAGGTCTCTGGGCAACAGCACGATGGATGGACAATTATTTGGAAAGACTGTTAAAGGTCTTTCCGAATGTCGCACCATCGTCCGCGTTGCTGGGTCGGGAGTCGGCGTTAGGATATCAATTCCAACGCCTTCACCCTAATTACCACAGCCCTCTAACCAAGGGCTACTACGTGGTAGCCAAGCCCCCTCGAGATCATCTCGAAGGAGCGGGTGCCCTACTCAAGTGTCTCAACATGAAAGCTCCAGCGCTCGAGAATAAATTCCTCGAACACAAAGCGTATGAGAGCAACATGGTCGCAGCCGAAAGCTACGATACTGAGCACTTGGAACGTTCTGGACGTCCCAAGCACGTCAACATCAAGCTTGGATGGAAGTCTCCCTTCTAGTAAGGGAGGCTGGGGGCTTAGCCCCTGCAGGGGATGACAAGTCATCCTCATGCTCCACCCTCGGCATTAACTGAGGGCGAGGACCACTATTAGGTAGTCCCACGGAGTATGACGGCCGGCTACTTGAC